TGATCCTGGTATACCTAATTCTTCTTGTTTATATTTAAAATTATTTATACTAGCGTCATATTTAGACCAACGTCCTTGTATAATCCCTAGATTAGTTGTTTGATTATTGGCTTCTGCGCATTCTTCACACAAAATTTTAATTAATGCATTAGTTGTCATATCTAATTGATCATTAATTTCAATAATATGCTCACATTTTTTAGTATAAAATTGGATAGCTCGTTCAGTTACTCTTGGTTTATATTTTAATCCACTGAATTGTAACAATTTCATCACTTCAGTATACAATTTTTGTCTATGGTAATATTTTCCATCAAATATTTCATCATGTTCAATAGATATTCCATGGTGTTTAAGAGTGTAACTAATTTTTTCAGCAGCATCACGTTGATAATCACATCTCAATCCATTTTCTATTTTGATTATATCGATATTTTTCCATCCTAATTGAATGTATATACCCATATTTTCTGTAAGTGTGGTGTAATCTATTTCCACACCTTTCCAATTATATGGCTTTGAAAACGTGGCCTGTGCTGGTTGTAAACATCCAAATTCTATTATTGTGCTTAAAGCCATCATTTCAACCTCAGGCATTCCTGGGAGCATATATATGTAACTCAACATTTTTGATGTAACTATTTCCTTAGTTCTATGTGTTAAATGTCCCGATAATTCAGGTGCCTTAACAAACCTAGGCCATAATCTATTTTCTGGTCTTGTTAACATTGGAACCGTATATATTCCATCATTCGTATATAGTATAACTGGTTCCACACAATGCCCCAATGATTCACATAGCCCACCTTCTCGAAATGGTTTATACCACTTACACTCTTTGAGTTCATATCCCACATCTTTAGCCACTTCATTATATATATTAATCACTTTAGATACATTTGCATTTGGGCCTAATCTAATTTTGGTATCATCACCAACAGCTTTGTAATTGATACAATTTTCTGGTTGATCTGCATATTCTATAATTTCAGATTCTACCATGGATAAAAATGTTGCAGTTTTCATTGTGTTATCATCTGATGTTACAATATCTCCTGATGCTAATGTACCTATCATTTGTATTTCTATTCCCCAATTGCTTCGAACTGTTCTATTATTGTGAATTTCATATTTATTTTGCATGTAATAATGGTTTTCAATTTTCTTATATATGTCCTGATCACTCTTAAGATTGCTGATCATTCTACAATATTTTCCGATGTTCATATGGTTTGGATGTTGATGTCCATCGAAGTCAGAGAAGTCCCCCATCAAATATGAACACATGTTGAATGGATTAACAAAAATAGGCAACTCTCTTTCTATTCTTAGTCCTATATCAGAGTAGCTTCGATATCTTGTTTGAACCATCATTTCATTATAATCACCATACACACAACTATCAGCTATCCTCATCGGCAAACCCGCCGCTTGTATCAATCTTGTAATCTTTATATTGCCCTCTTCATCATAAGGCAATAAATCTACTTTTCTATATAGCATATAATCTGTATATGGC